GCTAGAATCTTCAGGAATAGCTTCTACTGCCTGTTTAATGTTATCATAGGCATTAATAACACTCTCTCTAGAGTTAAAGAAGTAGTTACTATCCCTACCAAAAACAGCTTTAACTTCAAATACTGTATCTGCAACATTAACTAGTGAGTTAGATTGCATGTAAGTAGGAGAAGAAGACTCATTAATAATTTTATTTACAGCTGTAATATCACTTCTACGTTGCTCTATATCAATAACATTAGGATCAAATTGTGTATTCTCTAAAACGTTTTCTAGATCTTTATTCATCTTGATAATATCTTGATGTAGATCTGGGTTGTTACGTACATCAGCTGCCTTTTCTACAGTCTTAGGCATTACATATTTATGTACAAGAACACCAGGATCTTCTGCTCCTAAAGCTAGGGCAGTTTGTCCTGTTTGATCTTTAATTCCAGCTTCTATAAGAGGAGAGGCAACAGCTGGATTAGCTGCTACTGTATTATCAATAGGACTATCAGGACGAACATCAATAGTTTCATCCTTTTTAGTAAACTTTTTAGTAAGTGCTTTACCACCTTTAAATAGAGGACCACCAAAGATTAAAGCTGCGTCAGTAAGAACTTGCACTTGGCCTGGTTTAGTTTTACCAGATTCAACCCCTTTATCGTCAAGTTTTTGAATAACTGTTCCTACACCACCCATAATGCTATTAATAACAGAACCTTCATATTCTGCTTTTACAGTTTCAAATTCTTTTTCAATACCTAGTTTTTTAACAATTGTTTCTAATCTCCAATCAGACCAAGAAACTATTGGACTAGTTGCTGCCCACTCTTCACCTTTAGCAATAGCATCTTTCCATTCAAGATTCTCTTTATTAAGTGCTTGTTTAGTTAAACTTGTAAAAGCATGACCACGAGACTCAAGGAAATTAGGAAGAGAACTAAAGAAGTTAGCAAGACCTAAAAGCTCACCTCCTACATCTTTAGCTATTTGACTAGGTGATAGTGTTTTAGACCAATCAATACTACCATTTGGTTTTCGAAGAATAAGTCCTGGAGTTAGACCTTCATAAACCTTAGGCATATTGTCAAGAATAGTATCAAAGAAAGACTCTTTACTATAATCATCTTTTCGTTCAGCTATATCAGCTTGTTTAGTTGGTAACAAGTTTACATTAGTATCTTGTGAAGAGTCATCTAAATGAGTATTACCATTAGTGACTGAGGCAATCCTTTGTACATACTTATCTTTAATATCACTAGATAGATAGCCCGTAGTAGAATAAATAGATAACATCTTTGTCTTCTGTTCTCTTGGAATAGAAGGATCATTAATAAGACCTAAAACAGCTTCTTTATTACGGGAATCCTGCTCAGTCATCCACATCTTTTTAGCATCTTCTAAAGATTGAGAATACCCTCCTTGAGTTAATTCACCATACATTTGAGTATAGTTATTAACAGGATCTGTTCCATAAGAACCAGCTGCATAGAAAGCATCATCATTAGCTTGTACTTCAGGTACAGGCTTAGTTGTTACTTCTATCTCGGGTAATACAAAATCTTCAGAAAATTCCATTAGTTTATCCTAGACTAACCACTAAAAATACTTTCAAATTTTTCAAATCCACCTGTCTTTGTAAAGATGTCTCCAGCAATACCACCTATTTGGCTCCAACCTTTAGCCTCACCCATAGCTGTATAAGCTTCTGTACCAGCTTCACCAATAGCTCTACCAAAGTCTCCTTGTTGTCTAACTCCACTTATATTACTAGCTTCTTGAGTAGATACAGCACCAATAGCACCAACTGAAGAAGAAGTACCTGTTATACCTAAACCACCACCTGTAGTTTCTGTTAGAACTTGAGCACGTCTAATACGAGCTTCTCTTTGTTGTTGAATCATTTGACGTCTAGCATTAATATCATTAAGTCTAGTTTGTAATTGTGTTTGACGAGTAGTAGCTTCAGCTGCTTGACCAGTAGCTTTTCTTTGTTGCATATAGCTAGCAACCCCTATTATAGGACTAACTACATTACCAATAGCAGATGCTACCTTTAGAATTGGACCTACAGCTTTAACAACAGAAGTTACTGCTGCTACTGCACCACCATATCCTACTTTTCTTACATTTTTATGTTTCATAGTATAACTCCAGTTTATATAATAATTTAGTACCTTTATCTGTCTGAGCTTTATACCCAGTATCTTTAAACCCAAAAAACCTATTAAATTTAGCTTCTTTTTCTGAATCACAAAGACTATATATTTCTGTGAAACCTTGATCTCTTAAACATTTAAGAATGACTTTCCAAATTTGTTTATACCTTTTACATTCCTGAACACTCCACTTTTTAAATTCAAGGTGCATTACAGTTTTTTGTAAAAAGGGTTCATAACTTAAACCAACAAACCCGTTGTCTTCTTCTTTATATATTACTTTTAAACTCATTACGGTTTACTTGTAGCTACTGCAGAGACTCCCCAACCAAGTATTTGCATATCTTTACCAGCTTCAGATTCAATCTTAAGACTAACACACTTACCAGAACCTCTTAGTTTATTTTTAGTAACGATTACAGAATCTCCATAGTCAAATGGGTCACCTGAACCACTTGGAATATAGTTTCGTAATAACCTATACGCTTGGAACTGGTTACCCCATTTACCACTGTTAGCAGAATTAGCCCAATTCCATTGAGCTTGTACTAAACAAGAGGAAGGATTATCAATTGTGAGGGCAGGTCCTACTGTAGTAAATCCATCTTCGGTTCTATTAAAGTAAAAGAAAATATAGGGTATTTGTTTATTTCTAATAATATCACCAAAGAGTTCGTAACCAGTTACTAGATAGCTAGAATAACTTACTCCTGTTCCTGAACCAGCTGTTTCCCAATCTGTAAAACTTCTATTTACAAATTTAGATATTGTAAAGGAAGCTCCAACTAAAGTTAAAAAGCTAAACTGTGTCGTTCTTGAAGCAATTATTGGTTCTGTAATAATGACCTTATCAGTAGAAGTTACAATAACTTCATCTGTTCCTACTAAAACATTTGAGTCAGTAGTTGTTACTGAGTAACCTGGAATATCCACATAGTCAGCTATATAGGGTGAATTACTAACTAAACTAGAAAATTCATTTACATAGAAAGCTTCTAATGTTAAATCTAAAACAAGTTCTTTATTATATTTATTAATATAGTTACTAGTAGTATATGTATCAGTATCATTGTAAAGCCATCTAACTCTATTTTCTTTTTCATCATAGAAACCTTTACAGAAGTTCTTACCAACTGTAGGTATCTCTAAAAATAAAGATTGAATTGTTGTTAATGAAATTGATTTAGCTGAAAATCTACCAGATGCAGCATCAGGAGTAAGTAAATAAATACCGGCTTTAGACCAGTAAACAAAGTTACCATTAACATTTACAATTGACTTAGCATTTTTAACACCATTAGTCGATACTTTACTTGTTTGGAAAGAAGTAGCAATAAAGCCACCTGTATCTCCGTAAACTTCCCATACACCATTATCAGCAAAAACTAATAAAGAAGACTGTGATGATACAATTTTTATAATTTGAGTAGCTTCTGGAAGTTGGATTGTACCTCCATCAGTTGTAACTAGATCATTAATCTCAGCATCTGTAGGATCAGCTTCTTGATAACAGACACCTAACTTATCATCACCAGTAACAATAGAAGTAAAGAATATGTAACCACTATAATTAGGTGATCTAGAGTCTCCACTTGTAATAGATGAATTAACTCCAGAGTAAAAAATACGGCTAGCATAAGAAGCAATAGTTGAAAAAGAACCATTCTCTTTATCTAGAGGTAACCCAGTTAAACCTGAATTTGATTGTCGTTCAGTGCCTCTATTAAAAGCATCAATAATATAGCTACCTTTAGCTACTTGGAAGTTAGACTGTGAATTATTTTCCATAGTCTGACCATCATACTTCTCGTAATCTCCTGAACTTGGATTAGTTATCTTACCATTTATCCAAGCATCTGCATTAGATGGGTACTGACCAATCTGAGTAAAGGTTCTATCAATAGCATCTGCACCCGTACTTGTTTGAATTGTAGGGGCCCAACCTTGATTTCTTAAGTTATATTTGTGTAGATTACTTAATGAAGTAGGACGCTGATTAACAAGTAAGCTATCATTTACACCCCAAATATCTCGAACTTCTACAATAATATCGGTTTGAGTTACTATATCTGTAGATGAGTTATAAGAAAGAAGTATAGGGTAAGTTAAATCTTCTGAAACAATAACTAATTTATTATTAATTGTTGCTGTTTCAATATCAGCTGTATTAAGGCCAGCTAAAGTGATTGAAGAACCACCATTAAGGAAGTTAGCACTAGGAGCATTAGTAAGTAAATCAATAAACCAAAGTTTATTAAGAATACGAATAACACCAATAGCTACTGTGGTATCACCACCAGGTACATCCCACTTATGAAAAGATTGTTTACCTGTTTGAAGGGCAGCTGTAGAAAAGCCTGTAGCTTTGAGAGAGTAACCTCCTTCGTAGTCTAAACCTAGACGTCTAGATCTAGATCCATTACGATTAAGGACAAAGTTACGTTCATCAATAGAAGCATTCTCAGGGAATGTAAGAGGACTAGCCTCAGTAATTAGACCCTTAGTGAATGATCTATAGATCTTCTCATTACCTACAGCCATTACTACTCCTTAGTTTCAGCTTTAACTTTTTTAGTTTCTTGTTTCTCTAGGTATTTATTAATAGCAGTTTCAGCAAAGAGTTCATTCGTAAAGATGCCAGTTAGTTCTTCTGGTAACTCTCCACCAGAACTAAATTGAAGTTTATATTGAGCTGATACTTTATCTCTAAAGATCTGTATTTCTTTTCCGTTAGGAGTTGTAAATGTTTTCATTATTTCTTTTTACTCATTTTCTTTAGAGTTTGAGCTAGACGAGCACGTTGACCCATCTTACCTGGTTTTTTAGCAGCTTTAGCTAACATGCCTGCAGGAATTGTTTTACCTTCTTTTACCCCTAGAGCTTTTCTTAATGCTCCTGGCTTTTTGATTGCTTTTTGTATCCACTTTTCTGCCATTCTTTTTTCCTTTCTTTCCGTATTGTTCTGCGTTAATAAATGCTGGTGTATTACTTGTGAGCATTGACATTAGTAACCTCCCATCCTAGTTACTTTTCCCTTTCGTCCATAATTAGGATATCTAATACCATTACTAATCTTCCAAGCTTCTTGGCTCATCTTACGTTTTTGAGATACTGAAATTTGTTCAGCTTTAGGATTAGGCATTTGTTTTAGAGTTAAGAATGCAGCTGATTTAGCTTCATTAAGTAGATAAGTAAACATCTGTACTGGAAGGTCAGGAGTAAAAGTATCAGATAGAGTAAAAGCTACTGAACGTTTACCATGACATTGTGTTTTACTATTTTGTAGAGAAGACTCTAATGCAGAATTATAGGCATCAAAGACTAGGTAGTCATCATCAAAAGATGTGAAATAACTAGGAGCTCTATCATCATATACATTGATTTTAATACCTGTAGAATCTGTTACAACTGTTATTTTAGAGTCTGTACTTAATCGTTGATCAGTAATATCTAGAAACTCTTCTGGAGTCTTGTATTCAATCTTTGTAAATCTGTTACGAGTTTCTCCAGGTTTCTTACAATCATATTTAATCCATTTAAGATCAATGATTGTTTCAGGGAGTCTCATATGAGTAGGTCTAGATACTGTACCACTAGTACCTAACTGAAATAATTCATATAACCAAGGGTAGTCTTTACCATCTACAATGTTGTAGTAAGTAGACTTAACGAGTTGAGCTACTTGTAATGACTCTACACTATCATTAATAGAGTTAACTTCATCAGAATCCATATCGGACATGATGTCTTGGACAATTTCAAGTAGTGTCATCTTAGCCATGATGAGTTCCTATAATTTAATTGCAGATAAGCCTGCTTCTAATACGGTAATTGCAGTAGAAGAAGATGTTGCATCTCCTCCAACATACATAGAAAGTACTTGACCTGCTGTAGCTGTTAATAAACCTGTTGCTGAAATATGTAGTTTATCAGCACCATTACTAAATTTAGAAACTGTTAAAGTTCTGCTACTATTAGTACCATCTAGGTTATATTTAAAATTGTATAGAGTTCCATTTGCAATAGATGCTGTTGTAAATTGGGTCCAGAAGTTAATCATATAAGTACCAGCTTCTACTAGAGTGATAGTACCACTACCAGCACTAAGTGTTAAGACATTAGTTACTCCTGCTGTCCATTCTCCAGTTGGATTTAACTTAGAGTAGGCAGAAGAACCTGAAAGAGTTTGTGCAGTTGCACCTGCATCTATGTAAATTTCACCATGAACTTTACCAGATGGATATACCCAAGTTCCTGAACCTGAGCCATTAGCTTGATACACTTTTCCTGACGCTGCAGAAACTACACCTTTTGGTTCATGTAAATCTGCATCCGCAATTAGTGAGTGCTGTATCGTCATTTAGAATTCCTTATAAAAAAAGGGAGAGGCCCTTACTAATGTAAAGGCCATACCCAGTTTATTGCTTAGTCCTTATTGTAAACCCACTCAACAACGATGCGACCTGCACCTGCTGTTAAGTCAGATACTGTAGGAGTTACAACTAATTCACCAGCTGATGAACCAATTGTTTTACCAACTAAAGCACCAGAACCAGTAACTACGTTACCTGCTGTGCCAATTGCTGTTTGCGTTGCGTTAGCTGCAGTAATTAAACCATCAGCGTCAATAGCAGAACCAGCAGCAGTATATAAACCGATATCTAAATCAGTTGTTGTAGATGTAGAAGTAAATGCTACATCAACATATAATAATGCTGATACAATTGTTGCATTAGCTGGAATCTGGAAGTGAAGAGCACCAGATCCGTAGGTAGGAAGATCATTGTAATCAAAATCCCAAACTGCAGATTTTACAATACCATCCTTAGTTGATTGTTGACCACCAAACTTACCGTTTGTTGTTCTAACGCCGTAGTAATTAGCTACGCCTCTTTTACCGTCGATTTCAAAACCCATGTTATTCTCCTTAGTATGTAGAACCGCTAGTTAAAATAACACCAAGTGTATCAACACGTTGGGCACCAAAACCGAAACGAGAAGTAACTTGATACTTATCAGCACGTTCTTCGTTGTCTCTCCAACCTTCAGTCTTAGGAGCACGTCTCCAAGCATGCATGATTGGTTTTGTTGAGTCATCGGCTACGCACATAAACATGTTAGCTACGTCTCCGATTTCAGCTGTATCGTTTGCTAAGTTGTATGAAGAAGCGTTTAATGCTTCTGTAGCAGTCTTAACTGGTAAACGATTAGAAGTCCAAATGTCGAAACCAAAGATGTTTCTAACAAATTTGTGATCTTTAGCAAAACCTTCTGTAACGATACCTTCGAACATTGGGTTGTTAGATACGCTAACTAAGTTAGTGATGCTGTTTAATGTTGCTTCAACGATTGGATCAACAATAGCGATACGGCCTGCTGTAGGAACATTAGCTTTATCAAATGCTAATTTCATAGCAATGATATCAGATAATGTCATAACGCGTGTAGATGCAGAAGCACCACCAGCTACCCAACGATGTGGACGGCCGTTAACTAAGTTTACGTTAGCGTTAGTTTGAGCAGCGTTAGCTGTAGCTAAGAAACGTGATTCGTGGTTTTCACCAAGAGCACGAGTTGATTCCATTGCACGCATAGACATTAATGAGTCTACTTGAGCACCATCTTCACGGAGGTCGTCAGACACTTTCCATGCATCACCAACATAATCAGTGATACCTAAAGTGATAGTACCTGTGTCGATAGGGTTAAAGTTTAATGGTGTATCTTCAGCTGCATCTTGAATTGTTACAGTACCAACTGTTTTAATGTTTAAAGTAGTGCCAGAACCAAAGTCTGATACATCTCTCCACATACCTTCAGGTAGTAAGAAATCATGTAAGTTATCAAGAATAAACTGTGAATACTGTTGTGCCTCAATAAAGGCAGTTGTATTACTAGTTAATTGTGACATGTTTTTTCCTTATTATTGTGATAAATTTAATTTAACTTTTTCGCCAGCAATCTTCCATGCATTGACTAAATCTTTAGTAGTCGCTCCTTGCTTAACCCTAGCAGATAACTGATTTGGGTCTTGCTTATTACCAAGAGTTTCTGTATTAACTGAACTAGTTGGTTTACCTGCTACTGGAGCAGATGTTCCTTCTAGACCAGCAAGTTTTAGTACAATCTTGGGAGAACTAGCTGCTAAGCTATTTAATTGTTGTACAGTTAATCCACTATCTCGAGCAATAGTATTGTAGACTTCTTCAGCTTTTTGACCATACTTGTCAGTAAACTTATTTGCTACTGTTTCAGCATTAGTCTTAGCTGCTCTTTGTCTTTCTTTTTGCTCTAAGGTTTGATCAACTAATTTCAATAATTTATCTTGATCAAATTCAGATCCAGCAGAGGTAATCTGTGGTTGAATTCCAGACTTAATTTCATCTAGAAGTTCTTCAGTAGTTTTACGTTTAGTGAGTTCTTCTCTTGCAGCAGCTAATTCAGACTCTAAAGTTTGAATATGCTTCTGAGCATGAGGAACTGATTTTAACGCATCTTCTACAGAGTTATACTTCTTACCATCTCCCACTAATTCAGCAGCTTCTGTCGGAATCTGGAATACGGGTTGTTGGTTATCTTGGTTCTGAACTTCGTTGGTACTAGGTTCAGCTATTTTATTGTCTTCAGACATTACTTTCTCCTTTGTCAGGTAATAAAGACTGAAGTTTTAGAAATGCTTTTTGGAAGCCTAATTGATAAGCTTGATATTCAGCCCAAGAAGGAAGAGAAAAATTCTCTTCATCTATACATTTACGTCTAGACAATTCAACTTGGTCAGTGATATACGCTTTAAGTAAATCGAAAACTTCTTGTTTTGATAAGCTTTTAGCTTTTTCAGATTTTAAATCCATAGGATAATTATAACATACAATTACTTAAAAGTCAAGTAATATTTGTTACATAGCCTCTGGAGGTAGCTCACCTTCCATTTGAGGTTCTAAAAGATCCTCTTCAAGTGGTGTAGCTTGTTCAATTTGCATCTCTTGTTGAACTTGATTTACAAGTTTTTGAGTTTCTGCTTGCTCAAATATAGCTGCATTATCTTTAATAAATTCATACTTCTCAAAACCCATATACTCTTCAACCATCTTAGCAAGACGTTTAGCTGAAACATGTGGAGCAATAACTTGACCCATTGGACTATTAAAGATACCAAGCATATTCTGAATAAGCTGAGCTCTAGCTGCAAAGTGTCTAGCTCCAATAGGACGTAGTTTACCTTTAGCTGTAATGTCTTCTTTAGTAATAGAGATAAAGTCGGCTACACCAAGATCATCATCCATTACTCTAGAAATTTCAGCAATATCAAGATTACGTCTAGCCATTTCTAACATGGTATTGAGGATTGGTTCAAGGAACTCAATTTCAAACTTGTTAATCTTGTGTTGGAATATTCGTCCAGCTGCATTCTGTAACTGTTGAACTTCAAAAGCAGTTTTTTCACCAGGAGTACGAATACCCATAGCTTCTTTAGGAGCACCAGCCATCTCTTCCATAAGAGCTAGTAAAGCAGCAATCTCATTATTTACTTGGAAAGCTGCAGCATTTGGAGCTAACATTTCTACAGAACCATCTTCTGGTATGTGAATTGTTGTTTCTGGACCCCATTCAAAAGGTTCTACATCTCCTTTAACAACCATAGGAGGATGAATAGTAAGATCCATAGCGTCAGCTTTAAGATTCTCTAAGTGATCAATACGATACTGTAGTCCTACTAAATTATCTAAAGGACCCATGCAGTATAGATTATCTGGTCTTTCTCTCCAACCTACATGATGTTTTGAGTCACGACCAAGCCAAGATGGATTCTCAATATTACGAATAATATAACTTCTATCAATAATTGTAATAATTCTACGTTCTAGTAACTCACCTTTAACTTCATCATAGAGGTCTCCTTCAAACTCAAGAATTTCTACTAAACCTGATTGATAGTATTCTTGAAGAGAACCAAAACCATCTACACTAAATCCTTCAGCTTTATTAATATCTTCCATTTTAAATGCTGAAATATTTCTACGTACAGCTATAGCTTTTTCAAAAGCAGCTTCATCATAGTTTAAATCTGTACGATATTTAATATCTTTTTTAAGTTCGCCAACAGATTTTACATACCTTGTAAACTTAGGTGACTCTTTAAAAGTTTTAGCTGTAGGATTAAATACAATATCAAATGGTGATATACGTTCTAATTTAGGACCTTGATAAGTAGTAATCTCTTGATTTGTGTATTGATCTGTGTGTCTTTCATTTACATAAATAATATCTGCAAAGCAATTACCATAATCAATATAATCATAAAGAAGCTGAGATACTGTTTCTCTAAAATTAGATTCTCTTAGTTTAGTTTTAATATAAGACTCAATAGCTCTACGCTTGTTATGAGTAGAAGCTTCTAAGTTATAACCTTCCCACTTAACCCAGTCATCATTAGGAAATAAAGCATCCATGTAGTTAGCATGAAGATTATCTCTAATTTGAGTTAGTTTAGGAAGAGTTGTTTTATTTTTCCAAGGTAATTTAGAATTGGTTGTTTTAGTAGTATCAGTAGCAAATAGATAGTTACGGAGTTCTCTCCACTCTACTTCTTTATCATCACGTTGAATCCACCAATTATTATAGAGACCTGCTAAACGTTTTGCTAGGCCTTCTCTATCCATTAATTGTCTTAGTTGTGCTACTTTTCCAGCCATAATTTTTCCTTAGTAAGAAACTCCACCGAAGCGGCTATGAGTTACAATGTTTTTACCTACTGAAAATGCCCCAACTCTTTGCTTAGGAATCATTGCAATAGATATAGCATTAGCTAATGCATCTTTAATGTCGTCATGAGGAGGATGAGCCATTGTTAACTCTTCTTCTAATGATTGACAGTTACCACCTTTATAATGCCAAATCTGTAAATTATCATACTTAGGTTCTAATACGGCAGCAATACGTTCGTATTTATCACCTAGTGACCTTGTTGGTCTAAACTCATCAATAGAAAGAGGTATTCCATTAGGTTTAAGATAGCTCTCTTTTAATTCTTTAACAATCGTTTGTTGAGCTATAGTAACCTCAGCTCTGAGTTTTCTAAATCCCCACTTTTCCCAGGATTTTACAATATGCTCATAGTATTCTACAATTCTATCAGTCTTGAATCTATCAATATCTAGTATATAGAAGTTACCCTGGTGGTCAACACCTATAGTAACTAAGGCAGTATAGTCAGCTTTTTTACGAAGAGAAAAAGCAAAGTCAATAGCAGCATAAATATTAAGCTTCCTATCTCTAATATACCAATCTCCTTCTTTATTCTGGAGTATAGCTTTATCAAAGTACTGAAACTTATCTGCATTAATTCTTGCAGTGTCTTCACTATTTGGATTATTATAGTATTGAGCATAGAATTGTGTAGTGTCTATATACTTAGCTTTAATACGAGCTAACTCTTTATCATCAAATCCAAACTTCTTACCATCTGCTCGTGTTTGTTTAGGCCAAAGAAACTCACCTTCAGTCTCAACCACTCTTTGAAACAATTCGTATACTTCTTCTTCAGAACTTATATCACCGTCATCACCGTAGAGAGTCTCTTTCATCCCTACCATGGTATCATATATATCTTTTGGATGGTATCTAGTACCTACGACCCATTCTCTAGCGCCCGGATTTTCAATGGAAGCAAGCTGAGAGTAAGCAGATTCAACTTTCTCACGACCATCAGCTGTATAAGCGTTGCCAGGAACAACAATATCGTCAAGAACCACAACGTCAGCATGAAAACCTGTGGTATTAGATGTAAGACCAACAGCTTTGCAAGTCGCATCACGAATTCCTTCCAATTTACGTTGAGGGTGGTCTACTGCAATTTCAGATACCGCCCACTTTTCTCGTTTACCTTCTTCTATATTGATCATCTCTGGCCAATATCTACGATAAATAGGGCTATCAATAATTTGTTTAATAGCGTATAACTGTTTTTCAGCTAGGTCAGCTGTTGCTGATACATATAAAATTGTAGTCTCAGGATATCTAGTAATCCACCAAGCTGTTCTATATGCAACGAGTTTACTCTTCATGTGTCCACGAGGAAGAAGAACTAATTGATTGTTCTTACTTTCTGAACGAGTCCACCATTGGATTAGTTCTTCGTGTACTGCACCTAACATTAAGTGGGGTGCTACGAGTTTAATAAAAACTGATAAATCGTTTTCAGCAGACTCTTTAATTAAGTCTAATTTATCTTTCATTATTTCTTATTTTTGTTTCTAGCAGATATAGCTCTTGCCTTAGCTTTAGCATCTGCTTTAGATGATGCTCCCCAAGCTTTAAGAGATAACAATAGTCTAGTTGGTTCTCCATTAGGTTTACGTTCTGGTCCTGGCATACCACCCATACGAGCTAAGAAAGAAGCTCTGCGTGGATTATCACCTGATTTAACAGGAGCTTTTAGAGTTCCACCTTTATAGGAAGCTCTTCCTTTGGCATTTAATCCACCCTTAGGATTCTTTCCTTCTTTTCTTGTCCATGCTGGTGTTTTCATTTTATCTAAACCTCGCTGTTTTTTTTGCTATATTCTTTGGTTGTTTAACAAACTGTTTTCCTGCTTTGTTACCTTGTGCTTTAGCTTTATTTGTAGAAGCTTTTTCAGAAGAGCTTAATGCTTTCCAAGCAGCCTCAGGTAAATATCTTTTTTTACCTTTACTTGGTTTGCCATCAGATGTTTTCCATTTTTGACTAGTCCAAGCTTTTAAAGACTGCTGAGATTTAGCAAGAGCCATTACTTATAACCCCCACCTGCTTTTTTATATTGCACGGCAAGGAGTTGAGCTTTACGAGCAGACCATTCACCTGGATCACCACCTTTACTGCCAGCTTTAATTTTATTAAATAAAGCTTTACGCATAGTTGGTTTGGTATAGTTGCCTGCCTGATTTACTTTTGACTTACTAGCCACGCTTAGCAGCCTTTTTCATAGGCTTAGCTGCCATCTTTTTGCCTGACTTTTTAGCGTAGGCTTTAGCTTCTTTTTTACCTTTTTCTGTGTAAGCAAATTTCATTTTTCCGACCATTGGCATAACGTTCTCCTTTTAGTTAAAGTTTCTAGTACCCTTACTATCTATAATTAACCCTTGCTTACGAGGTTTATAACCCTCTTCACAAAAGCTAATATGAATCCAGCGATCAAACTCCAAGATAACTTGGTCATATTTAATATCGCTAGATACAATCTTTTTAATAATGTCTTTAGGTGTTCCAAAAGAGGGACAGATAAAATCTGCCGCCAGTCCTTTTGTGTGTTGACTTGACGGTTTACTTCCAAGTAATGAGTTAACCATAACAGAACGATAGCCACTATTAATAATAACAGGTTTACCCAGTAATGTTCTGACATGTTCTAACCCTTCTGCTAAAGTCTTTAAATTTGTTAAAATTAAAGGGCTAGTTGGAGTATTGTCTATTCCATGCCTTGCTGCTATATCTGACGCTGTTAACTCTTCAAGAGTAAAGTGTTTTGTTAAACTCATTTTTTCTTAATGTAGAATAAACTTCTTTCACCAAAGAGGTAAAAACCTACTGCACTAGCAAAGTTATTAACTTCTTCACTAGGTTGTCCTGTACATACTGTATATACCCATGTAGAAAGCACAAGAACCCCTATTATAGGCCTCATTAATCTAACTATGGCTTCTACCCATGGATAAGATGGATTACCTGCTCCTACCTCATTCATAACTTTAAAGAATTCTAGATCAATAGACTTCATTTGAGTATATTGTTCTATAGTAGCTGGCTTAAATTGATCAGGAGCTACAAATTTATTGATAAGAGACTTACCTAGGTCCATTGCTACAGGTAAGAATGCTGATAATATTGTTATTGGATCCATATTATTTATTAAATATCTGAGTTAGTAAGAATACAATAACAAATCCAGCAGTGCCTAATAGGATCTGTTCTAATCGTTTAAGTCTAGCATTGATTGACTCATAACGATAAGCACAGATCTCTTCGTGTGTACTTAGTTTTGATTCTAGTTCAGTTTGAGTAAGCTTAGACATTATTTATCTGCTGGTTCTGGCGTATTGCCTTCGTCTAACCATTTAAGGTAGGCTTGGTAGTCTGTGTTAGCTGGGTCAAATGGGATATAAGAATTATCTGCAATTCTTAATACTGTATTTATATTTCCACTAACTACATTTTTAAATAATTTATACATTTATAGCTCCGCAGATAAAATTATAGCCATGCCATCAGAACGAATAACTGCTCCATGACCTATTGTGTAAGGAGTTCCACTATTACTAACAGCTGGTTGACCTGAATTTGGAGTCAATTCACTTATTGAAAAAGTATTATTATTGTGGATTACATTATTACCAACTACAACATCAAGAGAAGTTGCACTTGTAATAGTTGCAGATGGAGCAACTCTCATTGTTGGAAAGGTATATGATGCAATAATGTTGTTAGTTAGATAAGCAACTCCACTAAACATTGCTCCATCTCCTCCAGCTGGACCTATAGTTCTGCAATACCTCTGACAGTTAATAAGTTCTTGACTATAAAGTCTGCGTTCAAATGGTGTTGCTGTTGAGCCTATTTCTAATTGCACGCCAGTAAGATACCAAGTTGTTGATACAGCTCCAGTTCCTAATCTAGCCAAATATAAACTTAATCCATTTTTAGAGCCTGCTGGTAAACTAGTAAATGTAGTTGTATATTGCGTCCAAGATGAAGAAGGATTAGATGATATTGTTATATTTGAACCAATTTGCGTAAGAGAACCAAAATTATCAGCAGTATTAGGATAATATAAACCTAAAATTAAACCATCTGTTCCACTTGTATTTTTAACCCAAAAACTTACTGTAATTGTTTGTCCTGATAAATCTTGACAATTTAAACTTTCAATTCTTTGGTTCATATTTGCACCAACACCAATAATTTGCATTGAATAGCCAAAATTAGTAGGTGCATCTGTGGATTGTATATGCTGATTAGAGTTTCCACTTACTTCAGTCCATCTATCTGCTGTATAAGCTCCGTTAGTTGTAATGCTTGTGCCTCTTTGCCATATTTGCATAGCACCATTTATAATACGGTTCTTTAGCACATAAGGTGACGCTGCAGCAGCTTGTAGAGATGCGTCATTAAACGTGACTCCATTTGAGCCATCAAGTGTCATTGCCATTATGCTGCTCCTTTAGGATACTTATTCTTAACTGCGTTACAAGCGTCTATGTATGCTTGCACTTGTGCGTTATCACCTTTGACGATACCATCTAGATAGTCTGTATATGGTGGATACTCTGCTGCACGTTTAGCCTTGTATGCTTCTGGATCTACCCATGCATTAACTAAATCTAAATTAATTTCTACTTTATTTCCATCTTTATCAAAAGCACCTGTGCTGTCATTAATCATAACAACATTAGGATATAGTGCATATATAGCTTGATGTTTCATTATGCTTTTACCTCCGTTAATGTAATGGTGCTTACATTTCTAGGGGATACATTACTATCAGAATCAGTAACAACTCTATTTACAAATTGTGCGATATTAAATCCATATACTTGAATTTTGTATGTTGTTGATGATGTTGTTGATGGAGAATCTAAATATTCAAATGTAGCATTTTCACCTACATTACCATCAGCAAAGTTATATCCACTAGCACCTGTACAAGAAATTCTTGAGCCTGCAGTATCACCTACAGCAATAGCTGTTGAACCTCTAACTATTCTAAAATATAAATTTGATGATGCTGCATAACTTAATTGACCAGTCACTAAAATTTTATTAGATGAAGAAGATGGGGTAATACTTACTGATAGCCCTGTTACATCATTCCATGCATTTTGTGTAGTATTTGACCAAGTATCTGTTTTTGTAGTACTTACTATTTGCAACATACTTCCAGCTGGCATAGTGTTTGTGGTAACTACAGTGCCACTTGTTGATGGCAACGTAAGTGTTGTCGTGCCAGCTACTGCTGGTGCTGATAGTGTTACTGTGCCAGAAGTATCCCCCGCTATGATTACACTGCTCATGCTAATTGCTCCTCTGTTGGTTTAGCTAATGTAGGATGTTCCCATTTAGCTATGTAATCTCCACGACCATCAGAGTCGTTTTGTAAGATGATGACAGTCATAAAATCTTTATCTTCTAACTGTGGATATATTGATTTAATTTTTTCGTATAATGTCATTATGCAGCCCTCACTAAAAACGCTTGAAAATAATTAAATTCTGAAGTTCCATTTAATGGGACAGATCCTCCAGTATTTTGAAAAACATAAGCTTCTACATAATCTGTTGATCCATTTAAATAAACTAAAATAGAACCTACTGGAGATCTTTGAGTGGAAGCAATATTTGGAGTAAATCCTACTCGTTTATGTGAAGATCCATTTTTATACAAAGCTGTATATGTTTCACCGCCAGAACCAGTATTATCAAGTTGAATTTTTATATTAACTTGATAATAACCAGCTACTGTAGGAGTAAATCTGTAATTTGTGGTATTATCATAATTTGAATTAGTATCCCAATCTTCCGTAGCAAACGGAATTTTAGTATTAGTAGCGTGGGATATACTTGATGTAGATGATGAACTAGCTGAAAATGATGGTCCAGTAGGAGCTAATACTTTTCCACTAGCCATAGATAATCCAGTGCTATTAATAGTAGCAATAGTAGTGCCACCAGATTGTAGGTTTAAAGTGCCAGTGTTATCAGCAGTGGTTATTATTCCACCAGCGCCACTTGTTGATGCATCTATTGAAGCCATCTATTTCTCCTATAATACTACCCAGCGTTGACCGCTAGGAACTGTAACTGTTACGCCAGAAGCGACTGTGATTGGACCTACACTAAAACCATTTTTAGCTGTACTTAATGTATAATTGGATGAGATGCTATTTGAATTTTCATAGATGACACCTCCAGCAGAGGCACCACCACCAATTGCTCCCCAAGCTGTTGTATAACCTTCAAAACCACCTGATGTGGTATTATAACGAATCATACCAGCGGTTGGTGTTCCTGGACGAGCTCCGTCATTACCCTTTGGAAGTGTTAAGGAACCAGTGCCTGGCATTGAGATTTCATTGCCACTAAATACAAACGTAGTAATTTGAGTACCAGTAACCTTCTTACTCGTACCTGCTTCGTTTATTTCAAATTCATTGGCACCTGCAACGGAACCCGCTGCGGTTAATCCTGATATTTTTACATTTGCCATCTAATAGACCCTTTTCCAATTGCCACTTTGTTTAATATAAATCTGATCTGGTAGTTTCCACGTTCCATTATGATTAACATAAGGAGTTGATATTTTCCAAGAACCTCCAACATTGTAATACATGTTCTGAAAGAATGTAGTTAATGTTGGTATTGCGTTTAAATAACCTGTACTGTTATTTACGGCTATTTCAGCTGTAATACGAGTATCACCTGCTTCTGTAATTCTAGTATCTGATGCTTCAGTAATACGAGTTACATCTGTAATGATTCCTGATTCTACTTGTCCGTATTGAATTAGAGGCATCTAGTAAACCCTCTTCCAAGCACCACTTACTTTTTTGTATATTCTAGTTGGTTCTTTCCAAGTACCAACATGTTTGACATAGGGAGTAGATGTCTTCCATGTTCCACTAACTTTTACATACATTGTTGAAGTAAATGGTATCAATGTTCCTTCAGGAGTAATAGATCCTGTAGCACTTAAACTTGTAGATCCACCTAACTTACTATCACCATCTGCTGCTATACTACCAGTTCCACTAAGAGCTGATTCAGCAAACTTAATTCTAAGTCCAATAGAACTTAAACTACCTGTGCCTGTTAAACTTGTAGCTCCATTTAATCTTAGTGTTGGAACTACTGCTAGTGTACCTGTCGCTTGTAGATCTGAATTTCTATAAGCAACGAGTCTAGAGTTTTCAGTAATAGTAGCTACACCATTAAAGTTATGTGTAGCTCCACTAAACTTAGCATAGTTTTCAGATAGTTTAGATGCTGTTGCAGCTAGGTCTACTGTTGTTCTGTAAGTGCTATATCCATCAAATGAAGCACTACCTGTAGAACTTAAATCTGCAAATACATATTTAACTACACGAGCTTGTGAATCTAAAGATCCTTGAGCTGATAAGTTAGAGAATCCTTTTGCTTGTAGATTACCTACATTATCTAACGTACCTGTACCTGTTAGGGCACTTGCACCATACTTAGTTAAAGTAGCTACTGATGCACAGAATCCTTCACCACCATTATCAAAAAATCCTACTTGCTTTAAACTTTGAAGTGCACTTAAACTTCCAGTTGCACTTAGATCACTGAACTGTTCAGAGAACTTCTCAGTGATTCGGAACACATCTGCTTCCGTGATCCTATAGTCCCCATTTTCGAGAACACGAAAGCCATCAGCCATGATTAAGCTAGAGTTAGATCAATATTGCCGATTGAGAATTCTAGTGTATCACCGTCAGCTACAGACTTAGATGCAGTCATAGAACCGTGCCATAACAAGTTACCACCAGATGAGTTATCAAAGATACCAATGTGAGATACTGTACCCCAAGAACCACCAGATGCTGTGAATGTAACTGCTCCTGTGTTTGAAGTCGTACCACCTGGGCTTGATGCTGCACCGAATGTTACTGATTGACGTGAATAACCTGAACCTGAAACTTCTGTACCACCACCTGTATCATCTGGAGCTGCAGTGTATAATGCAACGTACCATGCTGTTGGTCGTGTTGCAGAGCCTGTAGTCATCGCCCAATCGAGCAATAACTTCTCTGCGTAATTTGATAATGCTGCCATTTACTTCTCCCTTAATTAAACGCTTACTTTAAACCAAATATCTCCATTGGTACCACCTGTTGGAGAGCTTGTACTAATTGTTACCCTGTTTGTTAGTGCTTCATACTCATCGTAAATAGTTTGCATTGATGTTAAAATATTAACACCTCCTACTTCTACATCACTTACGTTGATTATCTTGTTACTATTCATATCAAGATCTTGTTCCATGACGTTTGGTTCGCCAGATGGATTGTCTCGATATAAAACTTTATTTTGAAATTCTGTTTCTATTGAATCAAATGCATTGTTAAGCTGAGTAGTGGTAGCATAACCAGATGATATGGTAGGTAGTGTTATTTTAGCCATTACGTTTTTTCCTCATTGCTTCTTTTGTTAAATTTGTTTTTGCAGATACAACTCGTAGGTTTGATTTCTTATTACTACCTCCACCTTTAAGTGGACGCTTATGATCTACTTGTCTACTATCACCAACTTTAAGACCTACTGCTTTTCTTGCTGCATTACGTTTTGCTCTGTCTTTAACTCTGCTAGGCTTTTCTGTCTTTTCCCAAGAGAGTTCTTTTTTGTAGTCTCTACGACCATTAGTCATGAATGGCATGTTATGGGTACAAGTACTCTGAACCATTAGTTGCAGAGTAGAGTCTCATTAAGTCTGGTAGTGATAAACCAGAAACACCAAGATCAGTTTCAAGAGCTTTCTTCAAGCCATCGTTGTATTGTTTAGGATAGCTCTTAGTAACGCAGTAAGCTCTGAATGTATCTTGATCTGGATAGTTAAGCATTATTGACAACCTTTAAACCAATTCGTTCTAGATCACTAGCAACGTCTTTATTCATTCCGAGAATTTGTTTCTTCTCGCGTTCAAGTTCTTCTTTAGACGGACGACCTCGTTTAGAGAGGTAACCTTTTTCAACTAGATACTTTGCAGCATTAACGCCTTTAGAATCGTTATCGAGTGAAGAAGTCATGAGTGCTTTAATGGCCTTA